TAGTCATCTCGCACCCCTCGATGTCATGGGTGGAGAAGTGGATAAACCAGTCACTCTCAAAGTTAAGGTAAAGGAGCAAGTGTCTTGCCAGTGCGACGATGGCAAACGTATCACTATTTCGGAGTAAATTTAAATGTAATTAAAATAAAAAAATCAACATAATAAACGAAACCCGTTTACTATGTGGCTAAATAATTAAAAGTCTTCATCGAATTCGATCTCGCACGAATCTTCGTCCATTTTACCATAATCACCGACGCGTTTTTCGAAAAAATTAGTTTTTCCATCGAGGCTTATATTTTCCATAAATTCAAATGGGTTCGCGGAGTTCCACAATTTCTCTTGTCCAACCTGTTTGAGAAGTCTATCGGATACGTATTCGATATATTGGGTCATTTTTTCCGAATTCATTCCAATCAGACTACATGGAAGTGCGTCCAAAATGAATTCCTTCTCAATCGCGACCGCCTCTTGTACGATTTGTTGAATCGTATCCTTGTTGGGTTTGAATTTCAACATGTTAAATAACTCAACCGCGAATTGTTGGTGAAGACCTTCGTCTCTGCTTATGAGTTCATTGCTAAAACATAACCCCGGGAGAAGTCCGCGTTTTTTCAACCAGAATATAGCGCAAAAGCTTCCCGAAAAGAATATACCCTCTACACACGCGAAAGCGAGGAGTCGTTCACTAAATGGCCTCGAATTATCAAACCATTTCATCGCCCATCTCGCCTTCTTTTCTATACACGGCACCCGTTGGATAGCCTCAAACAGTTCCTTCTTTTCAGAAGGAGAACGGATGTATTTGTCGATGAGTTTACTGTACGTTTCCCCGTGAACCATTTCATTATGAGCTTGATATGCGTAGAAGCTTCTGGCTTCGGGATATTGCACTTCATCCGCGAAGTTGTTATTCAAGTTTTCGAATACAATTCCATCAGACCCCGCAAAAAATGCTAAAATCATTTTTATGAAATGTTTTTCGTTTTCTGTAAGTTTATCCCAATCGTCCATATCCTTTGATAAGTCAACCTCTTCAGCTGTCCAGTTGCTCATCTGTGCCTGTTTGTAAAGTGACCATAAGTTGTCGTGTTGTATGGGAAATACAGTAAACCTATTCAATGTAGGCAGCAACATTGGTTCGGTGTCTTCGATGTAATCTTGGAAATCAAAAAATGTACCGTGGTGTTTTCCATCGATGAAAATCTGTGGATACGTCGTCACGGTTTTCCCACACAATTTTGAAAGGTCGTTCACTTCTATTTTTGTTTTTTTATAATCGATACCAAGATCGATGCACATTTGTTCAGCTAATTCACAGTATTTACAACCATCTTTTGAAAAAATTTCGACCCCCATGCGTGTGTTATTACTTGAAAATATTTTTGTCTCAAAACTTTAAGAATGATAAATTTTTCAGAGATCCAGCCTGGTGATCTCATTAAAGTATTACTGAATATCGATGATGTTGATGATGAGATATACGCTGTAACAAAAGACAATAGAGAAGACTATCTCATCGTCAGTTATTACCTCGATACATCACTCGTGTATAAGGGTGCGCGCGTATACGAGATAGATGAAAACGAAGAACTTGTACAACACGAAAACTTATGTGAACACTACCCAGACGGTTGTTCTATATTTTCTAAAATAAATGATGGCATGTATTGCCTTAAAGAAGAGATCGAAGATGACATGGATAGCGAGATCATAGACGAATCCGATGAAGATAGTGATTTAGAAGGATTCATCGTACCAGACGACGAGATCGATGGACAGGTGATTCCACCCTCATCGCAAGTTCAGATAGATAAGGCGTGGAATGAATGGCAGCCTACGAGCCCTGGCTCCAGGAAATTCAAAGAAGTCGTCGATTCCATAGAAGAGTTCGCTAAAATGCACGCTGATAATCTCAATTTTTAAGAACCTAAGTGCGCATTTTCAAAAATGAAAAAAACAAATATTCTGGTATGGAAGGATTGACTGCCATCTGGTCGGATGTCGACCGTTTATTAAATAAACCCACTATAAGAAAGTCGATCAATACACATTTATGCAATAATTGCAATGGAATAAAAGTATTCACAAAAGAGGGTATGCCCGTGTGTTCACAATGTGGATTCACACAAGAGCATTACGTAGACGACAGTCCTGAATGGACGAGTGGTCTCACCGAAGACGGCCGTGTAAACGACCCTTCGAGATGTGGTAACCCAAATCCAAACCCCGAGTTATTTTCGGATGCGTGGGGTAAGGGTACGGTCATTTCTACAAAGAATACATCGAATTATGAAAACAAGCGAATGGCGAAAATTAATTTCCATCAATCTATGAACCACACAGATAGATCGCTATTCCACGCGTATAAAGATATAGATGAAGCCTGTCACACACTCCCGGAAAGTGTCTTGAAAGATGCCAAGATGATGTATAGAAAATTCAATGTAGAGAAACTAACACGCGGTGCAGTTAGATTGGGTATAAAAGCGAACTGCGTATTATATGCGTGTCGCTTATCTAATATACCCCGGACTACAAAAGAAATTTCAGATATGTTTGGTATTCAGAGCAAAGATATAAGTAGGACTACCCAGATATTCAAAGACACGCTACTCGGAAAGACTGAGAAAAACTACGTGACTAAGCCATTTAACGTGATGCAACGTCTATTGAATTCATTTGGAGTTACCCGAGCTGAACGGTTAGAATGCAATAAGATGTGCTCTAAATTAGAGGATTGCACAGATCTTATGAGTAAAACTCCAAATAGTGTTGCGTCTGTGATCATTTACATCGTGATGCGCGGCAAATTGTCTAAAAATAGAATAAGTAATGAGTGTTCGGTATCTATACCGACCATAAACAAAATAGAAAACATAATTAAACGATACTTAGAGGAATAGATGTAATAACATGTATAATGGTGAAATTGTTCTTAGCGACGCCATGCTATGGTGGTCTGTGCCTTGAAAAATACATGACGAGTATAATTAAGCTTCAAATCGCACTCATAAAAGAAGGTATTATGCTCATGCTCGACACCACTGAAAATGAATCGCTCGTACATCGCGCGAGAAATGTCGCGGTTGGTCGGTTTATGCAAAAAACGGACGCCGATATTTTCATGTTCATTGATGCTGATATAGACTTTAACGCAGATTCTGTCGTTCGTCTCGTTAAATCCACGCACGACGTATCGGTTGCGGTGTACCCCAAGAAGGTTGTGATGTGGGATCAAGCAAAGACTGCGATCGAAGCCGGTGACGATAGAAATATGGCGATGTTGTCTTCGAGTCTTGTCGCGAATATCGGAGCACATCGACGTTCGGTTGAGAACGGGTTCGTTGAAATTCTGGATGGACCGACTGGATTTATGGCCATCAAACGAGCGGCATTTGATAAAATGCATGAAAAGTTCACGGAATTGAACTGTGTGAATGATCACGCGAATAGAGATTTTAATGAATATTGTGCGGTATTCGACTGTATGATCGACCCAGAGTCGAGGCGTTATTTATCCGAGGATTATGCATTCTGTAGAAGGTGGCAACAGGTCGGAGGTAAAATTTATGCGGATATAAATACCACACTCGGACACGTTGGAAACTTACCATTCTCTGGGTGTATGAATGAGAGGCTTAAGGCTTAGATGCATGTAACATATAAAATGAGGTTAGCCACCATCGTTGTGACTCGGAGTAAGTCATGTCATGTAAAGACACTTCACACTGTGCTTCGTTTGAATTTAATGTGTATTCAGTCAAAAGGAATTCAAAATGAAGTCGTGTACGTAAATGACGACCCATACGAGAAGTCAAATGTCATACAAAAATACATGAAAATTACCGATAGAATTCTATACATAGATTTTGGGGTTTCTATGGACGAAGGTTCAATTGCACAAGTTTTTAAACCACACGAAGGTGTTGGGTGCGTGGTTTTCCCAGGTGTGATTGAAGGTATCGATTGGGAAATGTTTAAAACTAAAGTTAAGGATAATTCCACCGAACCCGTTGAACAGATTGGCCTTCATTTTGATACGGAGATTGGTAATAAGATTAGCGAGGATATCTATCAAGTAAAAAGTAGTAGCGCCAGATGTTGGGTCATGATGTGCAAGAATACGAGCAAATTCGTTAGAGATAAGCGAACATACGATTATAGGGTGCCCCCACGGATGGAACAAATGTTTTCAAAATTCAAAGAATTGGGGGTCAAAATTCATGCATATACGGCATCTAATTTGACGATGACGTATACACACGAGTGTATAAGTAACTTACTGAACGCTGCCGGAGTTAAAGCTAATTAAAGATTTAAATTGAAACATTAAACAGATGTCACGGGTATCTGTAAAGAGGGATGACCCACTTTACACATACGCGATAAAGTATATGGAAACGCAATGGGGTGTCAATAGGAGATTCCCCGGTTGCCAACCCATATCGATTGAATACAAACACTTCGATACGCTCCGTAAGAATGATTATGTGGTGTGTGAAAAGACTGATGGTGTCCGTTTCATGTTAATGGCATTCACGTATGATAAGCATAGGGTGTGTGTATTGGTGAACCGTGCGCTCGATATGTATTTGTGTAAACTTAATTTTAGACGACCCGTATACGAAGGTACTATACTTGAAGGTGAATTATACGAAGATATGTTCATGGTGTACGACTGTCTCATCGACTCCGGTGTAATCGTGGGACATAAACATTTTATCGATCGACTCAAGCATTGTGAAAATGTTTGCAAAAAATTGATGTCTCTCAAGAATGATGCGACAAAATTAAAAGTGAAGACGTTTCATCTCATGTGTGATTTTAAAAGCTTCCTGGATGATTACTTACCCACGGTCACCCAAGACATAGACGGTCTCATATTCACACCCATAAACTGTCCTATTAAAATTGGTACGCACGAAACTATGTTTAAATGGAAACCAAAAGAAAAGAACACGATAGACTTTCAAACTCATTTAGTGAACGGTGAGTGGCGACTATACGTTCAAGAAAAGGGGGAACTCGTGTTTGAATCAATCATACCGAGGGATAAAATGGATACATCTTGGTTGAGAGATAAGATGATCATTGAATGTCGCTACATGATCGACGACATTCCAATGTGGTGGATGCCCATCATGGAGCGCACCGATAAAACACACCCAAATAATAGACGCACGTTCTATAGAACGCTCGTAAACATAAAGGAGGACATTAAAATGACCGACTTTTTAAAATGTATGTAATTGAATCTAAGCACCTCCGTGAAACTTTTGATGTTTTTATTTATTGAGCACGTATATTAACAAGTAATACCCAGCTACTTCCTTCATGGTAGTTTCAAATATATTTTCATCGTCTTGTACGTACCATTTATCATTAAACTTCGTTACGGAATAATAGTGACCACCCCATTGTACACCTTCATGTATTATGCATGATTGTAATGAATATTTAATGTCGTCACCAAACGTAATGTCATCTTCTAAATGTATACGACTCTTCTTATCGAATGAAATGATCATTACCGGCTGTAGTTTCTTGAAAATAACCCGCGTCGTCGCGACGTGATGAACATTCCCATCGTCATCGGTGTATCCCTCGAGTGTGTTCCAATTCATACTTTTATTTATCAAATCACTGACTTTGCACACATGATCGTCTACGGTGAGTGTTTGTATGCTATAGTCGACGTCATTCGTATTTTTACCTTTCGGTGATATGGTTATCTGGGTCTTTTTTCCGTAGATTATGTCTTTTATGATTGAATACTCCTTTTCCAATATATCTATTATACAAAACAGCGCATCTTGGCTATCGTGTGGTTCATTCATTTTAAATCTAGGGAATGTACGTTGAAACTCTGCGAGTAATGCAGTTGTATCGATGCACCCAGAGTTCTGTTCACTAAAATACATTTTTACCAAATCATAGTAAAGTTTGGTAAATTTGCAATCGCCGACATATTGACTCTTGTATATGTATTCAGATATAGGTATGGTATGAAGAAGACACTGAATGGCGGAATTAAAGTAACATGTGTTTCCTAAGTTGTAAAACCCATGCATATATTTTTAGGATATAAAAAATACTTAAGGAGAAGACGCGTGAGTATCTTGAATAACCATGGACGTCAGACGCGTGTTTGATAACGTGAAACCGATTTTTGACAAATACAGAAATGAAGAACACGTTGAATTCGAAATTAGAGTTGGTAAATTTAACTGTGGTACATTTGATACCGATGTCGGAAAAGTTGGATTTGAAAACATCCTCGAAGGTCTTAAGAAATACGACGGCTGGGAACGGGTCGTGAATAGGTCGGAAGAAGTTTTTTATCGTAAAACTGATAATCTTCGAATTTCAATTGATGAGGATACATCCGAAGAAAAGATTGTCAAAAAAGACAAAGTCCACAACGAGGACTTTGGTAAACTCATAAATGCACCGTATGATATTAGGTTCGGTGTTTCGATTGAACACCCAATCGAAGATTATGAAGGTGAAATGGACATGAAGAAGACAAAGAGACGCATGTCTTTTATTCGCAAGAATTTATCTATAGACATGACGATCGTTCAAGGGGATGTCGAAGACTTGGATACAGAAGATCCCAACACGTATCAAATTGAATTGGAAATTATTGACCCGAAACTCGTGAAGGATGATAATGAATTGTTTAACATTCTTCATAAGGTGAAGGATTTATTTAATATATTGAATACTAGTAAATGATTATCAACATATTTGTAATACTAATCGTTTTGTATTTGATGCTTGGTGTCGAATATAGCAAAGAAAACGTGGGTTCTATGGGGTACAAATCTAAAAACTTCCACATGTCACATGGAATGTCGACCGATATGGTTGAAGCCATGAAACGTGATGGATTGAGTGAAGAATCGATAAAAGAATTCATCATGATGGAAGATCGATTACTTGAGGTTGAACGTAAGTCTGTGTGTTCCCAGACGGCACGGCAATTTGAATCGGTCGGTATATCAGATCAAATAAAAAAGAGATTCGCTGGATATGATTTTTCATATCACACAAAGCACATTAAACAGGCTTCCGAACCATCAAAACTCATAAATAGAAGTATCACTTGCTCTTAGTTAAATTAGAACGTGTTTTCTTATAGTTTTCTATGAACTTTTTAATTTCAGTTTTGCTTGGATTGTATGTAACTATATAATTCACAACCACGTTCCCGTGTTTACCGTATTCCTTTTGAATCAACTTTTTCTTGTATTCTTGCAGTCGCGCAGTCTTCCACTCCGACACCATGTTCCTTTTGATGTCATTTGCAGGCATTTTCTTCAACACACCCTTCTTGTTAACGAGGTTTTTATACTTTACAGCGTTATCTAGAACATTTGATAGTTCTTTTACGTCTTTATTTATGTTCATAACATTTTTGAACTTTTTAATCCATCTCGGTCCATATAATTTTTCTATGTCATTTCTTATGCTATTTTTATTGAGGCGTCTCTTTTTTTCTATTTTTTCTACTTCAGCATTTCGTTTGATTTCCATATTAATCATCTTGTTCATGCGAGTCCTATTGGCTTGTTCCTTTCGATTTTTAGTTTGTTTGATCTTAAGTTTTTCACATAAGGTTTTTATGGTATCAGAATTATCGACTTCTATACCTTTTTCTAATGCCATCGCCACTAAGTCACTCTTTTTGTAGTCGACGCACGCTTTATCTCCGACTTTAAAGTTTGAATTTCCTAGATCGAACTGTTTAATCATAGTACAAAGTTTTTCCTTTTTATTCTTATCTTTTATTCCAACGACACCCAGTTTTTTAGCCATTTGTATGAGAGTCGTTTTAGTCAACGCTTCACATTTCTTCTTACCTATCATCACTTTACCGTTCTTATCGTATGTGATCTTCGGTGCATTCACCGGAGACTTTCGAGCCGTCTGCTTTTTTGGTATTTTGTAACAACACTCGTCACCTTGTGGATTCTTCTTGGCTCGATACCCCTGACTACACGGTGGTCGTCTCGATTTAGGACACGTGGTGGCTTTTTTAGAAACCACTTTGCGTGTTTTATTGGGTATAGCAGCTGTAATTTTTATTTCACCTTTGGATTTCAACATCGAGAAAAATCGAGTCGCCTTTGTGTACGCCGCATTCAAATCTTTTGGATTTTTAGCACCCGATATTTGTATGGCACCACTTTTCGCTATTATGTATTTGTGACCTTCATAAACCGCGTACATCATCGGAGAAAGCTCGGGTTCATAATTTGATTTAAACCCGTACGCTTGACTCTTAGAATTCAGACGCATCATATCCAAAATAATACCATTTATTCTGAATTGACCACTTAAATTATTGTATTCAAATGGGTTGTATAAAAATGCCTGTCCGCGCGTGTATTTTTTTACGATAAATCGGCGAATGAGTTCGGGTTGATTTTCAATTTGCGAATCTTTACCCACGAAACCACCCGAAAATCGTATCTTGCCATTTTTGTAAAAATTGGCCGTTCCGCCGTTCGTCTCAACTCCATTCGTGAGCGTAAATTTTACTTGAACAGTAAAAAAATTTGCGTTTATGTCACCCTTTTTTCCATATTCTTTGGTGTGAGTAAATCCAGTTTTGAATCTTCCATAAAGACCAACGATTTCTTTGGTGTCTATGGATAAACCCTCTCCGATGGGTATTTTCCCGAGTGGTGTTTTTTGCAGTATATACTTTAAATCTAAACGCGATTCGGCATCGAAGTTTTTGTTAACCGTCGCGTTAAACATACCCAAATTGAGCCCACTCAAAGTTAAATTTGTATTATATGCGTTATCGTTATTGCTATTGCTATTTGTCACGTATTGCGCAAATTCACCCATGTTCTGATTGTTTATCACCGTGTTTTTAAGACGCATGGGAAACGCGGGTGCTGGCTGTGCGCGTTTCACGTCAACTCCTGAGTTTTTTATAAAACTCTGAAGGGATTGCGGACGCTCCATATCTAATGTAATTGTATATTTTTATTACACATCATCCTCGTTTGATACGAGGGTATCATTAACTATATCTAAACCAAATATGAACGGTTGCATACTGAATGGTGTACCTCGGTATAATGCGGTGTGCTGACGCACTTCCACGTCTCTCTGACTGAAAGGCCCCGCATAGAAGTCCTGATTGAATCTTGGTTTTCCGAGGTTATTTCGCGGTACAATGTTCGTTGAACTTTTCAACGAATAACTTTTGAGGACAGCAGAGATCTGGACTGTACTTGATGTAAGGCGATTGTAAAAAGTTCTCGAGCGTACTCGAAACGGTCGCGACTTGTCTTTGTACATCTTTGAAATATTGTGGGACTATGTTCCATATGTCCTTGTTTGCGTACTTTTGTGCGTATTCTAGATATGCGCGAATGCATTTTTGAAGAATTATAGGAATCTCAGCTTCGAGCTTTTTATCGAGTGTGGGATCGGCATCTTTCACTTGTTTACCAAAATTCCACGTGAGCATACGTCTCAGAACACTCCCTGAATTATCTTTGTAACTGGGAACTTCATTTCCACCCAATACACCTGGGACTTTCCACGTCATCGTCTTCGCTTTTTCATGTTTAATCGCACAAGATACCTGTTCCCCGGATACAATGGATTGAAATTCCGCCTGTTCCAAAGAGATATCCCCCTTGATTTCGGGTGAAATGAAAACAAACGCATCATAAATCGAAGAAAGACCGAACTTCTTCTCCACGTTGTTAGATAATGTCCGGACATCATCCACGTCATAGAAAAGGGCGAACACTTTTGTGATGAGTGTCGATTTCCCGGATCGCGCGATCCCCTTCAAGAATGGAATGATCTGCCACCCGTCCAATTCCCCTACGTCAAAACATAAACGCCCACCCATGATATACATCCATTTACACACTTCAGAATCAAATTTCTGATAATCTAAGACTGACTGAAAATATGGAGTCGGTATATCTTCCCACTTTTCTGTATACGAGTAATCTTCGAAATCAGTATCGAAATATTTACAACTCACGATAGCTTGATCTAAGTTTGCAAACTCTTTTGAGTCGTATGTATAAAATGCCGTTTCATAGAGCGCAGTCTTATCCGACCAACTTTTACCCACGAAAACCCCATTTTTAAAAGACCACACGTGTCTGTTACGTTTAATCTCTGGAAATTGCATGTCGTTGCAGTTCGTTAAATGACGGATCACATCGGAATATGCAGAACCCCTACACGAAAGATTTTTCCATAACTCAAATTCAGTTTCTTTCTGCGCTACACCGTATACGTAGTCCTGTATTCTGTGTTCCTGTTTCCAAGCTCGAGTATCGTGGCCTTCTTCCGTGCGAATTTGTTTGCAACAGTGCCCCTTGTATCTTTTTATGTTGTTTTCATACAGTTTTTTCAAGATGGTCAATATGGCCTGTTGATAAGGGCTCAAATCATCCAGAGAAGACGGTAATGTAGAACACCTAAATATAGATGGGTCTGTTTCGGGGTTTATGGGGATATAAGTTGGGTTGTTGATTCTCTCGTAGATTCGTGTATGTCTGAATACAATCTGCCACGCGTCGTCAACTTGGTCTATCAAACGATTAATTCGAGTTGATATTTTCATATCATCACCGTCATCGAGATCAAGAATCTTCAGAGCATTTGCTCTGTGATATAATTGTCCTAATTGTAAATTCATGCGTTGGTGTTTTGCAGAAATACTTTCGATATCTATGCTAGTCATCGGTAAACCAGAATCATGGTTAAGTTCGTTAGGTGTAAAGAAATTTTTAAAACCCAGTTGGAAGGATACCGCTTCATCATCACGTCTCATTATGTCCCACATGTCTTCCAATTGGGTCAAAAGGTTAATGAGCTGCTCCGGATTGAGACCCTGGATGTGATTCATCCACATCACCTGATTCGTCTCGGTCGGATTTGCATCGTGATTGATGTAATGTGTTTCTATCATCGACAGCTCCTTGTTCTACCCACGGGTTATTTTTCTAAGTACTTTTTTGGAGGTGAGCCAATATTTTGACCATAATCCTATTTTGGGTTTCAATTTGTTTAGATATAGATACTAATGCGCTACACACTGTATCACCCTCTTCCGTTGAAAAAAGGGACGTCGCGACATCGGTGATGTGACCGATAACATCGTCTTCACCCATGACCGCCCATTCCGGAATTTCTTCTTCGTCGTCGAATTCCTGTGGCTGTGACTCATCTTGATCCTCGTCGATCTGAATTTCAAGTTCACTTTCGGTCTCGTATTCGGATTCGGAATCGGTTTCATATATTTCTTGTGTTGGTTCGACTTGTATTTGATCAGACATTTATACAATACCCCAGGAAAAATCAAACTGAGTTTTTTCGCGAAATTATTTTCTCCGTATATAGTACAAAAACTCTCACAATGGCCGGTGGTCTCATGCAACTCGTGGCATATGGTGCCCAAGACGTCTACTTGACAGGTAACCCAAAGGTTACCTTCTTCCAAGCGGTGTACAAGCGTCACACCAACTTCGCGATGGAAAACATCGAACAAACTGTTAACGGTACCCCAGGTGCCGATGGCCGCGTTTCCGTCACCGTCGCGCGTAACGGGGATTTGGTCGCCGACATGTACGTCGAACTCACGTCCGGTGCCACCGCCGTGACTGATGATGCCTGGCTCGCGGAGCGTGCGGTCAAGGACGTTGAATTGTCCATTGGTGGCCAACGCATCGACAAGCACTACCAAAAGTGGTGGCGTTTGTACTCCGAGCTTTACTTGGATGAATCCAAGAAAGCGAACTACGGTAAGATGACGACCGCGACCAAGGCGGGCGACAAGATCTTCTTGCCACTCATCTTTTTCTTCAACCGCAATCCCGGATTGGCGTTGCCTTTGATCGC